TCGGTTTTGACATCAGAGACGTGGGCTAAGAGTTGGTCAAGTTTATCGCTGTCGGTCATAATGCCCCTAATACTGAAATGAGAACGTGGTTTTTGTTTCTGCTCTTAGTACCCTTGTTTTGACGAAGAAGTATCTCTCTTCTCCGCGCCGCAGTTTTGTTGTTGGATTTCTCGCACCGTCAAATATCTGCTCTGGTTTATCGCCTAAGAATCCGTAACTCACTTCTTCTAATCCTTGCGTGTTCCAATTTATTTTGGGATAGATTGGCGATATATCGATACTCCCGGTATTTCTCACATAGCCTTCATAGGCATAGATATATTCAACCTCGTTAAAGCTGACCATCCAGGGTGTTATGGTATATTCAATTTTGGGTTGAATCGGCTCATTTGTTTGACCACACCCTGCGAGTAACAGGCACAACAAAATCCTTTTCATATAGCATCCCGCTTCGTTTTGTCGCAATACCGCCAATCACTATTCTAAAGTCATAGTACACCGGCCCCCCGCCCCAATAGAATCCATCGCTCTTTGTATAGTGGTACATTCTCTGGCTTACCCTTAGGGTATCCGTGACATAAGAAAGGCCGTCTAAATAATTAGCCCCGAAGAATCCGATGCGCCCATTGGCAATCATATTTTCGGCGTGGATGGCGTACCCGGTTGAGTCAAAGTAAAATCTCAATTCCGTGCTCACCGGACACAGGGGATAACCATACCGATTCTCTATTGTGCCAATGGCTATTACATAGTCGCTCTGCTTGCCCGGTGTACCGTATGGATCGACAATCAACTTTGGGGTGAGCGTGATTGAGGGTTCTGGAATAATGTAGGGCGATACCTGAATCTCCGTAACGGTATCCCGCGCACATCCCAATAGAACTAAAAATATGAGGCTACTTAGTTTCATTAGATAACTATCAAAGTAGTGTTCATCCTGTTTGTGGTTGTTAAATTTATCAGGGATTTGCTATCGTTGTGACTGTTCCAGAGCTTCCCCTATATTTCAAGGCTCCAGCTTCGACATAAAGTATTCCGCCGCCAGATGGATTAGAAGTTGGCGCTGTTGCATTTTTGATTGCTATGACATTCGTACCGCCCCCGAAGCCAACACTACTGCTAAATAATCCGATATTTCTTGTAGAGTTCAGACTTAAATACATATCCCCGCTTCCAGTACCGCCATCAACAAACAGGAAATTATAGTTCGGCGCGGCGGCGTATGCTGCAAAATCACCGTCTGAACTTTCGGCTGTCCCATTCACCGAAAACGTATATTTTGATGTTCCGTTTTGCCGAAACTTTAGAATCGCCTGCGTACTGGTAAAGGCGTTGATAATAACATTGGCAGCACCAGACGAACCCTTGAACTCCGCTACATCGCCAGAAGAAAGCGTGATGGAGAGTTTTCCGCTCCCTGCGATTGTTGTTGCGCCGCTTAATGCCCCGCCCATCGCAAGGGTGGTGATATTGCTTAATGCGCCACCGCTTAATCTGAGCGTCCCGCCAGTATAGAAATCATTCGCAACATTGACATTGCCTGAAGCAAACCATCCGGCCCAGTTTTGGGTAGATGAACCAGTCGCCGACCCATATATTCCATAGGCTATTCCTCCAGAACCAGATGTCGCGTTACCTTGAACACCATACGCAGAAACGATACCAGACGTTGAAGAAACACCCTGGACGGCGGGTGTGCCGCCGAGAGATGTATTTATTAAAACAAAACCAGAATCAGAATAAATCGCTCCCCTGAAAAACATCCCTGGGTATCCAGCAAAAACGCTTGAACCTAACCATACTTTGCCGACACCATCTCTGTAAAATGTTAAAGTATCACTACTGATTTCAACGCGTTTGCTTCCCGTCGAACTCTTGATGGTCGCGCTCGTTGCCGTTAATGCCCCCGCAGCAGTGACCATGAATGGCGCGCTATTGTAGGTGCTGCCACCAATCTGGAGACTGCCATCCCCGGAATTGTTCAGCCAGAGTTTATTTGATGAGCCGACAATAATCTGGCCTGCCGTCAGACTTCCCATGTCCGCGCTGATTGCGGAGAGCTGTGCTACGCTGATTTTTGCAGCCGTGATTGAGTTCGCTTGAAGGCTGTTGGTTGAGATGGAGTTCGCCAAGATGTTGACATCATTCACGCCCAGAACACCGACCGAAGGAATGTAGCCGGCTATCCCACCTGAGACCGCCGAAGGCCATGCGACACACATCAGTATCGAACCATCGGCTACAACATCAGCATAGTTCGTCGAGGTCTGTAAGACGGTTGATGAGGTTGCCAGAGCGAGGTAAATGTAGGAGCCGGTCGTCATGTAGAGCGCGCCCGCGTTTATTGAAAAGGTGACGTAGGCGAGTTTGATTGTTCCAGCAGTCCACTTCACGGTGTCCTTGTGTGGAGAGGAAAAAACGATATCCGTGCCGAACGCTTGCGCGCTCTCAACCAGTTTTGAAGCAATGACTGAACCGTTGACGAGAAACGCACCACTAAGACTTGAACCTGTTGCCGTCACAAATGCGCCAGTGAATGTCCCGCTTGCGCCTAATGTGACCCTCGTGGTATCGCGAGTCCTGAATACAATGGAGTCCCGATATACTCGCATTGCATCGTAGAGCGCACCTGATCCGTTTGGGAGTCTTGCGCCGATACGGAATAGCCCAGCACCCTCGGAGCGTCCGAATGCGAGCGATGAATCCCCGCCACTGGAAACTGCTGCCAGTTCTGAATAGATTGAACTTGAATGTGTCCCATCATCCCGCGTGAGGTAGCGCGACTTTGGCGCAGTCGAGTAGTTTAGAATATCGACGTACGCCTTGTCCGTCCCGTATTTAAGCCATAGTGCCGCATGTGACTGAGAAGCGTACACGCTTGAATCAACCTGAATGTACGTGCGGAATCGGTACTGAGCCGCGAGGAGAACGGGTAGCAATATGAGAAGGAGAAGTTTTTTCATGGTATCGCCTGAAGGACTATCAAAATATCGCTGTAAAAGAACCCATCACTTGAGGGGTTCCCCCCGTCTGAGACTGCCGCGGTGAATGTGATATTCCCGCCAGAAACAGACGGGGTAGCAACGAGATTCACCTTGCCATCCTGGTATGGCGCTCCGTTCACGCTCACATGAAAAACATGAGTCGCGCTGTTGAATGTTGGATAGGCCGCGCCGGTTTCATCTGTCGCGAGCTTCCCTGAATTCGTCGTGAATGTTTCCGGGCTTGCCTGTGTTCCCACTATTTTTACTCTATTTTTGATGTACACAAGTTCATCCACTACTGCGAGTATAGGCCAGCGTGTATAGACATAGGAATCAATAAGTTTAAGAACGAATCGTTTGCGAAGCCTGTTCGCCTCAAGCCATTCATTAGCCCAGTGCGTCGGGTCTTCCAGAACGACGTTCGCAAAATCTCCGGCCGTGGTGATCTGTCTGTTTTCATGTGTGAGAAAACCGTGAATGTGTAGTTTGTCATCTGAGTCCTGGACTACTCCTAAGTCAATCGTCGGCAGTCTGTGGAAGCCCAGGATTTCCTCTTCCAATGTGCCATTCAAGTATTGATGTTGGACACCGACGATCTCGGTTTCATCGGGGTCATCGAGTCCCCGGATTGAGAGAGCCGCGTAGCTCCGCGACTGCCAGCCCGCGTTATAATATGTGAGAACGATTGCCTCCACATTATGCGCCCGTCGGGAATGATTGCCGGATGGCGTTCTCCCTTAAGGTGAGTTCGTAGGACTTCACCAACTTCACCCCGTCCATCCATTCGTTAGAGAATTTGAAGTCCTTGAGAGCAACCGTAAGCCCCGTCTCAGCCCAGGAGCCATCGGTAAAATCAATCTCCCTATCAGGGTCCAACCGCCAGTAGAGCACGGCCACCCTCTCGGCGTGGGTAGTGGTGACGAATCTGATAGTCGGGTCGCGCCAGAAGCCAGCTATCTCCTCATCTATCCCGCCGTTAATATAGTTGTGCTGAACGCCGAAGATTTCCCCCCCATCCGGGTCGTTCAAGCCCATGATGGAGCGGAGTTGAGTCGTCAAGATGAGCTGACTCATTATTGTCTTCACCGAGGCATCGTCAATCGAGCCGTCAAAATCCGTTGTCGGGATGAACTTTAGATTTCCTGTTCCCGTTGCCCTGATGGTTTGAGTTGATGTACTATTTGTCGATACAGCCGAACCGCTGACCCCACCAACTTGGGGGGTGACTGTGCCGGCGGTTCGGTTCTTTACCGTGAATACAACCTGATAGCCTTCCCCGGCAACCGCAGTGACATTCTGTTCCAATGCAGCAGTATTGCCCGCCGTGTGATCGGCCTCAAGATTTCCCGCATCATGAGCCCAGCCCGTCCCGAATGTCCACGAAGCCGAGGTAGCAAACGCCCCATTGATGACCTTTTCCACCAAAGCCACTGCAGGATCGTAATATCTGAGCACGAGACTCGCCATGTCAAGAAACTATGCTGTCAAAAGTCGTGTTCAACACGCTGCCCGTGTGTTTGAAGTGAACCACGCGGGTCTTGCTGAAATCTCCCTCGGCCTTGTAGTTGGTCGAGATACCGACTTGGTTCACAAATGTAAAGACCACACCTGAACGCATGGTCACAACAGCGTCGATCTCGGAGTTGGCGTTGCTGTCCAATACCAGTAAATTGGCAGCATCGGTTTCCATCGAATCGTATTCGATGTTAAATTCAACCTGGGTCGGGCATGGCCTTCCCAAGTCATCTGAGTCACCCACAAACGCACAGGTAACTTTTGAATTCTTGATCTTGCCAAATGTCGCCGGTATGCCGCCTGTGAATGCAAGCGTCAACGCTGAGACACCGCAGGATTTGATATTGGCACTCTTGGGCAAGCCGCCGTCAGTCGCGGCTGTGTAGGTACCGATAGCGTGGAACGTACCACCGGAGCCAGTGGCTTCAAAGTCTGTATCAACGATGGATGCTTTGACAACCGCATCTTTCGATGAATTAAGGAACGTGCCCTCGATCTCAACTTGAATGAAGGCATCGTTCTTCGGGTCACCCGAATAGTCAACCGTCGCTTTGGCGTTAGCCATCGCAGCCGTGACAAGTACCCACCCCTCAGTCGCAGCCGCTCCGCCAGAGGGTACAGCCGCAGCATCGGACATCTTGAAGAGAAAGGCATTCGTGCCGCCGCAGAGCGTATCGAGCAACTCAAGCTCTGTAATGCTCGTTTGCATCATCTTGAATGATGCCTTGAACGATGAGGCGTTGTTGATCTTATTGCGTCCAATGGAATCGTTGGACTCGTAGTCCATGATTTCAAGTGACGCGTCCTTGATCGCCCCGAGTGTTTGGTACTTCCCGCCCGAAGGCTGGACATAGGCTGCGACAAAACTTGCTGGCCGGATGTTAGAATTTGCTGGTGTCGTTATGGTGTATGGCATTGTGATCTCCTTGAAAAGTAAAAAGGCAAGCGTGGACACCCTTTGTCCATTCACTTGCCTTCGGCTTTCCGAATAGCGTGGTATGTTTGGTTGTTTAGTCTATTCTCTTATCCACTCTATTTCGCACTCCGATGTTTCCACCAGCTTGCGAACCTTGTTTGCGTAATAAGTTTTGGCCGAGACGCCGTCGTTGATCGAAGTTCTTCTGAGGATGCTCAAGCGAGTGTGATCGTTGGCGACGCCGTCATCCGCCTTGAGTTGTCCGTACTTTCTCACTATCAGACCGTAATCCGCCGTGAACCTTTTGTATATGTACCCGCCGATTGCCTCCTGCATCTTCGCATTGGTGGCGGTCGTGATGACGTATGCCTGGGCCGCATAATCATAGTACTTAATACCGTCGAGAGCGACCGGTGCATGTCCCGCTGTACCGTCCCAGACATAGAGACTTCTATTGTTTGCGGCTTGAGCAGCCGTCGCATTGATACGAAATACAGCCGGGGAATCAACATCGAAAGAAACATAATTCGGTACTTCTGTTATCGTCGGAGCATCGGAATACCTTTTCGACATCCAACAGAATTTTGTGTTATCGACAAGTTCAACCGATCTGACGGCATCACCTGAAAGATCAAACGCTTTAGAAATTGTTGATTCCTTCTCCCGCGAGCTAAAGTCGAGCGTCGCCGAATATGCCCTGCCTCTCTGGATGAGTTGTATAAGATGACGTCCTGCTCCAGCATCATAATCCATCCGCATCACAAGCCCGAAGTTGCGTAATAGGTCGCCGATGAGGGCCTGCAATTTCGGATAGAATAATTCGAGAGCTTGCGAATTTGTTGGCGGGTCGTAAGGAGGATAATTAGCATCATTATGATTCCAGTAAGTAATCGGCCTGTCACCAGCACTACCAACTCGCAATAGATCATAGAAAGCAGTTGGGACGTAAATCTGATCGAACCTGAACTCAGCCGCACCATTGAGAAATATCATGTCTGGGCCAGAGTTCCAGACGAATGAAACATCATTCAAATCGTAAGATGGATTCAAACCGGAACCTGACAACATCGCTGCAAATAATCCGGCTGGTCTTATCAACCAACTCGGCTCTTTGTCAACCTGATATGCAGTATTGACTTGGCCGTAATTCATGAACTCCGTTATCCAGTCCTTTGTCAATGTATCAAACATCGTAAGTGTAACGGTGGCAAGATCGAGTGAAACGGTGCGAATTCTTGAGGAGCTAATATAATGCTCCTCCCAGCGTATCGTCTCGGCCTGCGGCTTACCAAAGAAAAAGAACGTATTGCCGCCGCCCTGATCGAGATAGAACCGGATTCGGCAATCCCCATTTAAAATCTTGTACCAAAACCCCTCTGAGTATGCCGTATAATCATCTGTCAATGTGACGGAAAGTTTCGCTGCTTGAGAGATACCCATCGATATATCCGCAACCTCTTCGAGCATGCCGATACCGGTCACGCTTTGCCCCGTCGGGATTATTAGATCGGCAAATTCTGATAGCAACGTGATCGAGAAAGTACCAACAACACCAGTAACCGATTGAAGCGAGTATGATGTCAAGTGCGCACCCGTTTGTTTATCCTATCGCCCGATTCTATAAATGTTGCAAACTTCCCAGCCGTGATCTCATTGCGAACGATAAAAACTGGCTGCATTGTTTGCTGTCGGTTCATTCCCATCTGACTTGCCTGTCCGGCGGGGGAGACATACTCTGGCCCGCGCTCTGCGAATGTGTACGACTTACCCGATTTCATCCCCATACCTAAGACTGGCTCACCAATCATCCCGCCAGAGGCGAAATTAAACCCGCTCAGACTCGCAAAGGCAGACGCGAAAGTCCCGACCGGGCCAAACAGCGACATGATACCCGATACAATCGCGGATGCTGCCAGTTTTTCCGCTATCTGTGCAATACCAGCAAGAACGCCCTGAACGAATCCCTGGAACAGACTTGTCGCTTCACCAAGGGCATCCACTAATCCTTTTTGAATCATCTGGCCAAGTTGAGCGAAGCCAGATTGAATTGGGGATAGTAGATTTTTCACATTCTCAAGTTTCAAAGGCAGCAATGCCGCCGCCTTTTCCAAATTATTTATTTGAAGCAAGAGACTTGTGATGCTGGTCGGTTGTCCAGTCAAAAGACCCGTGAGGGCAATTCTGTTTCCCCTTGCTGCAAAATCTATTTCGATCTGCTGGCGTTTTGAAAGACTACGCGCCTCTATCTCCTCAATTTTTGTGGAGAGATCGAGTATCGCTATCTTCTCTTTTCTGTCCGCCTCCCGATTCACGGTAGCCCGCTTCTCTCTGAATAACTGCTCTGCCTTTAGTTTTTGATCCTTGATAACAGAATCTTGCCCGATAAACTCGCGGTCTATTCTCTCTTTCTCTGCTTGTTCTTCGGCGGCGAGATTAGCTAATGCCTTCATTCTCTCGCTCAGAATCGCATTGTTCTTTTCTTTTTCAAGGTTCAGGCGAAAGGTTATATCGCTCTTGTTGAGTGTCTCGGCGATTTTATGTTCCTGCTCCATGAGCGCGATATTGAGCGAAGTGAGTTTATCCTTCAACGCGTTCTCAGCTTCCGCCTTAGAGCCAAAACCGATCCTCGCCAGCAAATTGGCCACGCGGTCTGCCGAACTATTCCCACCCCTGCCCTCAAGAATCCCAAGCTGCATCGTCGCGGTTTCAACCTGGCCACGAATGGCGGAAATGTTGAGCGTGGATAGACCAGCTTTCCAGATTTCAAAAGTCTCTTTTGTTTTGCGAACCTTCTCCTCAAGGCCCGAAAAGAGATTGACGAGGTTTGCAATCTCGATTGCCACGCCAGCTATAATCCCAGCGGGGCCAGCGATCTTCGCTCCGGTCTCGCCGAAGAGTTTCAATGCAAAGGTAACGCTTAACCCAACGCCGAGGGCATCGGTGAGTCCGCTGGTGAATTTCTTGATGTTCTCAAGACTCTTCCCAGTAGCCCCGGTAACGCCTGCCATCGCATTGGCTATGCCGTCAAAGGCATGGACAGCCTCAAGAAGTGCAAACCTCCATAGCCTTGCCTCTTGACGCGACTCTTTGACAACACCGGAAACTCCGCGAAATTGCTGTGTCAGATCGCGGAGGCGCGTATCAACCTGTTTCATGGCATTGCCAAGAGCCGCCCATTCCGGGGTATCGGGTTTTGCCTCCTGAAAACGCTGTCTGAGAGCCTTCAAATCCTCGCGTAATACCGCAATGGATTTGCCGTCTACATCTATCCGTATGAGTACGTTGTCTGCCATTTGCCTTTTATTGTCGTTTCAGTTATATTCAGTCTATGATACTGGCCTACATCATTCTCTTTGTCATTCTCATCTCTGGACTCGGTTTGATTTTTTTACCGCCCAATGAAAAGGTTTACGGCGCTAAAAAATCAGAACGGGAAGATTAACGCCCATCTTTCGGCATCCAAGCCGAGTACATCTTCAAGAGCTGCCAACAAACCGCGTCCTCAATCGTTATGTTGTTCTCGATCCATTCTCGCTTCAATATATCGGCCTCACAGAGCGAGAAAAGCAATCCTTCGAGCGTAAATTCTTCCGGTAGCGACGGCTTCTTGCTGTCTTCTCTAAACTGAGAGAAGAATTCTAACCATTGACTTGTTTTACTGGTGTCCCCGTCGCTAACTCGAAAAAACGCTTGATGATCTCCGTCATGTCGCTGATGGTGATATTATCAAGCTCCAATCCTTCCGACTTTTCAACGGCCTCTTTGCAAAAGTTAGACCAATGCGTTTCGAGTTCTGCATACGTCGCGTCGTCATCAAAGAGCGTCTCAAGCCTATCGGCCTTGAATAGTTCCACCAGCTTGCTTGACTTTGCCTTTCTGACTGTGGCAAAGGTCATTTTCTTAAAACGAAAAATCTTCTCGCCTATCCTGATTTCGTTTTCATCTGTCATGTTAGAGCTTTCTCCTATTTAGTAATTGCACCCGATAGAATCTCTTTGGCTTTCACCACATCCTCATCCTGGATGCGAAAATACCGTCGTGCCGGTATCAGTATCGGATGGGGCTTTGTGCCGTGTGTGAAAATGAGTGACGATCCGATCTTAAATACCTGAAACTTCTTTGAGCCGGGATGGTTGATCGTCCCGCCAAGTTGATGAATGGCGTTAAAGCGTTCCCCGCTGGCTTCCAGGACTGCGCTAAAATCTCCCACTGAGGCTATGTGCTCAGAGCGGCCAATATGTCCAGAGCGGCCACCTAAAGGCAACGTGCCTGTTTTGTTCGGCCTGAAAGCTGTGGGCCTGCCTCCGGCATCTAAGGACACGAGGTTCGACTCAAGAAGCATCTCTGCGATTCTTTGCATCTGCGGTTTCATTGACTCACCCAACTGAGAGATGAGCCTGATGCGTGTCTCAAGCGGTGTCATTTCAACACTCATCCCGATCATGCGAACCCTCCGTCCATATTCCTCACTGTAAGTGTCCCCCAGACGGTGAACTCCCCCGTGTTGTCTCCAGAGGGGAAGATGGGGGTGAACTTCAAGGGCGGTTCGTTATCCACAAACCATGAGGGGTCTACGTTGATATGCTCGGTATTGAGTGTGGCGATCAATATCAAAATGTCATGCAAGAGCGAATCCTGTGCAGCCACTAAGTTCGATGTCGAGCCGGTGGTTGTCTTTGCGCTGATCTCACAGGTGATGAAAAACGGTATTCGGACATTGTAAATACTCCACGCCGAATCTCCACAAATCACTTCCCCCACCCCGAAGGAAAGCACCAGTGATGGATAGGCTCCTATTGCCTCCGGGAACTCCTGGTAAACCTTCTTAACCGTATTGCGATAGGTGCCGCCCTCTTGGATTGTTTCGAGAGCGGTCATCCACTGTGCGCGGACGGTTTCCAGTTTCGAGACGCTCAATACTTCCTCCGGTATGGGTCTAAGAACTTCTTTTGCCGCTCGGTGAAATCTTTGTAGGTTGTGCTCTTGTTTCCAATACCCTCAGATTTCGATGTCGAAGTGATCCCAAAACGTCCACCACCTTCTTTGCTTGAATTACGGAAAGTCTCAACTACCTTTTCCAAGCACACAGTCTTAATAGCCACCGGGACCGTAGACCATCCGGCTCTGTAAGTGTTCAGGGCTATGTTCCTACGTCCAGATGGGAACGAGCCATCTGGTAGCTCGATGTTGTAGCTGTTCTGCTCGGATTGATAGGTCACACCTGGGTTGTTGAAAAGTATGTCATCAACATCTGTGGCAAGGTCCGTCCATGTATCATCGTTTAGGTATTGAAGGGCGGCAAGCTGTTCTGCATCCGTCGCACTCGAAGCACCCAGGCCAACTATCGGATAGAAGTTGGGTCTGAGTTTGGTGCGCCCGTTACCGTCGTGGATTTCACCCGTGATGGTCTGGACGATGACCACGTTGTCAATCTCTTGCTCGATCTGTGTGGAAACATCCGTGATCCACCTCTGCAAAAACACATCATGGGTTGTGTCTGATTCTTCGATAGCAAGATAATCTTTCACTTCACCCAGGGAGATGATGTCATTGTCGCCAACTACATAAGTCGGTAACATTGAGACATTGAAAGAGACCTCAATGAAGGCTATTTGAAAATCAGCCTCGTAGGTATCTGTAGCATCAGATGCGTCTCGTTCGACTTTAACGGCCAGCACATCGCCAGAATCGAATGTAAGGCCATTATAGGCCGCGGCCGGGATGGTCAGTGTTGTTATCTTGCCGTCGGTTGAGCCTCCGGCGTAGACGGTTAGTGAGTCAACGTCTGAGATTTGTGTTGATGGCGGTGAGTCTGTGTCGGTCTGGGAGATTCTGAAACGTAGATAAGCATTCCCCGCGCTCTCTCGTTTGAAGTAGAGTTTAATCGAGGCAATACTGGTGTAGTAAGTCGGTATCTCAATCCCTGCGAAGGCATAGTCTGAATACTGAGCATTTGGCATCGGGTACAGAGGTAGCGGCGCGGTGGTTGAGTCTATCCCCGCGACCGGCTGTACGAAGCTCTTTATTTTCTGAGTCGTTGCCATCTACTTTGCTTTCGCTTTTCTGAAACTTGTGTCCACCAGTACCGCTTGCAATCCGTTGGCCGCACCGCTTAAGAATGTTTGCCGTGCGCGGGCATTGGCGATTGCCTTCTCTTGCTCCGTGATGAACTTCACCCAATAATCAAACTCTTCTTTGATGTTCGCCAGTTGCTTCTGAAGACTGTCGATTGACACCGTGACGAATTTCTCTGCCGGCTTTTCAACTGGTTTTTGTGCCAATGCGTTCGCGCTGGCAACCAGTAAAGCAAATATGACCCATTTCTTCATCTACTTCTCCATTGTGTGAGTGAATTTTGGATAATCTATCGCGCTTGACTCAATCGCCAAGTCCATTAAGAATTCTTGTTTTCATCGGCGCACCACAAAGTAAGAAACCGTTTTTCCATCGGTGGCAAAAATTGTAAATTTTCCGGTCTGCACGTTGCCGACTGAAATCGGGATTACCGTAAGTCCAAGCGCCGTGTTGCTGGTGTACCACGGTACGATTTGGGACGTAGCCGTGATACCTGTGATTGAAACCTGTATACTGTCACCGGTCGATGCTGTGGCTGTACCTGAGTTCAGACCACCAAAGGAAGAAAGCCCGCCAGCGACGAGATACATATTAGTCGCTGGGTTCGTAGCATTGTCCGTTACCAGCCAGGGCTTTGCATCGGATGAATAGCCATTCAGCAGCGCGAGCACGCCTGAATCGTTTGCCGCGATGGTAAAGGTCTGTTGAACAACAGCGCCGGATTGAATTGCACGAATACTGTTCCCTTTTGCGGCTGTGCCGAGAGTAATCGAACCGCCATACACAAGATCAGCAATGTCGTGGTCGCCGTTGAAGGTGAGAGTTCCGGTCAAATTTGGGAATAAACCTTGAAAATAAGAACTTGTTGCAGCGTAAGTTTGAGCGGTTGAATTAGAAACATTACTTCTTAACTGAACATTTGTCGATACCGTGGTTCCAACGGGTATAGTTGTTGCACCCGTATTTCCAGTATATGCAACAATCAACTGATTATTATTTGTACCCATCTGTATATTTCCAGTAGAGGTAAAGCCAACAAATGAAGAACCGTTCCCATTCTGAACGATATTTCCGCTCGCTACATAGCCAAAATGATATGATCCTGCGCCGCTAAGAGTGAGATTAGAGGTGTTGACATAACCTACTGAACCCGAACCCGTGACACTATTCGTTGTGCCTACCGATAAACCCAAAAATAAGGAGGCGACACCACTATTAGTTACAAGACCACCAATTTTTCCAATTGCAAAAGTTCCTACATCAGAGTTGGTGACAGCATTATTAGTATATCCAATGAAACCTGCCCCAACAACACTATTCGTTATTGTGCTGGCGACCCTATTGTTCCCGATAGATACTTTTCCAGTGTCATCTCCTGCTGGGACGGTTGTATAATCATTCAGAACGGCGAAACCACCGCCGAGGATTACCAAAGTCGTATCAAACGTGAATGTAGATTTCGATGTCAGTGCCGTCGTGCTTCGTGCGATAGCAATCTGAGTTGCCACGATGTCGCCACCAAGACCACTGCCGGATGCAACCGTTGTCCATGTTGGGGGTGAGCCGGTAGTTGCCGTTAATAATTGTCCAGTCGTGCCGTTTACCAATAAAGATGGAACCCCGGTTGCACTTGTGATAAGTACGCCATTATTAGCTGTGGCGAGAGCTGCCATCACGTTGGCACTTGAGGCATACAAGAGCGTATTGACAGCGTTGGTTGCGGGATAGGTGCTTGTTGACCATGCCGGGGTAGTAGAGGAACCGGATTGAAGCATTTGACCCGCAGTTGCAGTTCCGGCCAAAATCGCACCAGCAGAAGCGGTAGAGTAAAAGATACCCCCATTGGAAGCGGTAAGATTTGCAGCCGTGCCGCCTGAATTTAAGGGAAGAAGATTCCCCGTACCGAGTGCGGCTTGTTTAGCATTGAACGCGACCCAATCGGAGAACTTCAAAAACCCGCTTACTGCGGACGTGGCATATTTTGTCGTATCTGATAAAATGGTCGGAGCACTTGCCGTACCACCCGTTGTGATAAAAGTATTTCCAGCCGCTACTGATGTTACCTTGTTGTTGAACGTCGTCCAGTCCTGAGATTTTAAGAAACCAGAAACGGAGGTTGTTGCGTACTTCGTCGTATCGGAAAGAATCGTTGGCGCGGTTGCTGTGCCACCGGTTGTGATAAAGGTATTGCCCGCCGTCACGCTTGCAACCTTCGATGCCGCCAGAACCGAATCCTGCTGGTGTTGATAAATAGAAGTCAGCGATGTTTTGCGCCCATTCGTTGTGTCAACTGAAAGTGTCCATGTCCTGTCGGCGGACAAATCTTGTCCAGCCGCAGAGGATGAAAGCGGCGTGTTCCCAGCGATGGTGATGGCGCGAGTCTTTGGCGTGTACGTCGTAACCGCGTACGATGAGTCGAGTCGTCGTTGTGCCTGCGTTACTAATCCTTGTGTTAAGTGCGTTGTGTCTGCTACCAGTACTGCGGCTCCACCAATGACCTGCCGAGTTGCCGAGAATGATAGCGGCGACGATGTTGTGAGATTGCCCTTTGTCAGCGTCGGTTCTTTTAGAGCGAGTAAGCTATCCGTGCGGAACCGCGTGTAAAGAATGGACGAGGTATCAGAATAGGCCAGCTTCAGAGCAAGCAAACTCGTCGCCTCACCACGATTGAGCTTCGCAGTCAGTGAATCCTGTAATGCCGTGATGTCCGATATTCCCGCGTCCGCCCCTGACGTCACCAAACCTTTCACGTCATAGGTAATTTTTGTTTTCGTCGCGCCGGTGATGGCCGCGTTCTTTGTCACCTTCTGAGCGTTCTGATAGAGTGTCGTGTAGCCCGTCGTCGCATCCGTGCTATCATTTGCCAGTTTGAACTTTGTGGTATCAGATAGCAATGCACCCTGTTTCAATTCAAGTGATGTCCGCCCCGTTGCAGCCACAAGCCCCGTTGCCCCGCCGTCCCATTTCAGGCGGTCGGTGTAGGCTGTGTTCCAATTGGCTGAGTCGGCAGCGAAGAGTCCTGAACGGACATAGGCGAGATTCCAATTTGTTGAATCGGCTACCAGTAAACTCGAGCGAGTGTAGGCGGTATTCCAATTCTGAATCGAGGAAAGCAATAAAAGCGTGCCGTCCCTAAATGTGATGAAGGGTACACTAATCCCTTGAGTGGCCTTCACCGGACGAATGGTATCGCCATTGGCGGTCGTGGTTGTCCATTGCTGGGCAAGGGCTGTGGAGGAAAACAGTATGACTATGAATAGTCGTCGCATTGCATCTCCAGGGCGAGTTCAAAACAAAGATCAGAGAACCAAAGGATAAGTCGCTTCATTTGGTCAACACGCCCTTTTTACCAGAGATTGTGAAGTAGATAGTATTCGGCAGCGCAGGTGACATAAACCTGACTTTTCCCGTACCGCCAAGAATAGCAAAATCAACCGCCGTTGAGCTTGTGATAATCGTCGCGGCCGTTGCGCCAGTCGCAAGATTGACAACCCCTCGCTGAACAAATCTTGCTGCATCATCTGATTGTACCCAAACGGTGAGCGTATCAGCGTTTGTTGAATATGTTGTAATCTGGTAGAAGTCAAACCCCAGATCACTCCTCAGTGAAACATCGACCGTATCCCTTGTTGATGCAAGTGAATCGGCATAAAAGGCTACAGTCGGGAAAGCCGATTTGTCCTGCGCCAAAAGTATCGTTGAACAAATAAGCGTAAGTATTGCCATCATTGTTTTCATGTCTTTTTACCTCTTCCTCTCTTTTTCACCTGTGTTTTAATTCCTGCTTCTCTGTACCCGAGCATTGAAAGCCTTTGAATCACCGCAGGATTGGCAGTTTCAAACGTCTTATCCTCGGTCAGCTCGAAGTTGGCGATGATCTTACCCTTGTTCTTTACGATTCCAGCACCCTTGAATTTCAATAGACCTCCCAAATGGGGGCAAGGAAAGCCCTCGCCCCCGAAGAGAATAAACTACCTCACCCTTACATCTTCCCGATTGTACGGTACACGGATGATCTTTGTCGTCAAGGTCGCGCTTGGATTAGCCGAGTAAGGGCTATCGAAGGCTGACCCATAGACTTTAATCTGTGTCCCGTAAGAAGCCAGAACAACCCCTGGGAGTGTGAAGGTCTTAAATATCCCCACCGTGCCGGTTGAGACAAGTGAGTCGAAGACAACCCATGCGTTAAAGTTCGTCCCGTCCTTTGTGGTACGGTAGCCGATCAGAATACGCATTGAGTCATTCGTCGCCGTCTCCAGTGACAAATAGCAAGCCGCGAGCCCACGCGTGACAAATGTTTGGGTCGTGTCTGCAAATGTTGTGGAGAGCGTTCGCGCGGTCATGGACGTACCGGCCGAAAGGGTCTTTGGTACAAATGTGTCCCCATAGACGGCAATCGGTGCCTGTGCAAACGCCAGCGAAGCCACCAGTAAGAGGGCAACTACAAACATGAATCGGTTCATGGTTTCCCCCTATCCGTTGGTTATTAAGCGTGCGATGCGAATGTTCTTTGTCAGGTACACCTGTGTCCAGTTGTCGGCTGCAAGGTCTGAATCAGACGGTGAAACCTTCCCCGACAACGAACCGACGTACTTGATCCCGCGCGGATGGAGCAAGAAATACCGGCGTGATATGATATCCACCTGACCGGAGCCTGTGCCTTTCAACGGTTGACGGTACACCTCAAGGTTCGGATCACCCGATTCTAGAGGAATATCTGTACGGGCAAATGCACCCTGACCGAAGAGGAACGTGGAATACTTCGTGCCAGAGGTTGAGCCTGCGGCGGTTGTGATATTGTCATCCACCAACACGCGAAGACCCATATAGGTAGAGATGGGGGCCGCGTTCTGCTGTGAACTTGGCACTGTCTCAACCAAATCCAAAGACCGCATCCGTTTGAATACGGTGCTATGGACGATAATCGCCGTCAGCTTATCATAGGCATCGCCCAAGAGAAAGCGTGTGTCCTCAACTGCCGCTGAGCTGATGAGTTTCGCCGGGTCGGTCGTCGCGACCTCACCCGAAATATCATTCGAGAGAGCTGCCGCAACTGTTGCATCCGCGAAAATCCCAGTAAGAGTTTTCAGCGTCAATCGTTGTTCCTCACGAGCCCACCAAGTTGCAAAACGGCTGATGATAAGCCCCGCCGGATCGCCGCCTGATGTGTAACGAATAACCGGCGCGAATGAGAAAGACTGCGTGCGAAAGTTCTTCACCGCAACATCCTTATCACTCGTCAATCCGTGTGGTGTGATTGAATCATCCGTATCGGTCGCGACCTTTGAAACGTCCGTCGTTCCCTGTACGTTATGTGAAAGATCATCCCAGAAAGGCATATCGACCGTTCGCCCACCCTGAGCTGCGGCTGCCTCGATTTCCGGGTTTGTTGCCGCGATGCCCGATTGAACGAGCAGGTTCTTAGCGGTCGTCTCTTCGAGGAAAGCCCTACTCCAAATAGCCGGCTCGAATACATCTGTAATTGCTGTTACGAGTGCTGCCATGTTCTAATTCTCCTGGCGGTCTAATTCACCGCCGTTACCTTGAGTTTCTCTGCCAACTCAGGATTTTCTTTCTGAATCTTGATCTGCGTTGTCAAATTCTTTGTGGAGCGACTAAATGGATTGTTGGTTGCATACTCTCTGAGTGCTGGGTCTGGACTCTCGCCTCCGGCGTGCTCCTGACCAACGATAACTGTTGTGCCGAACATCCCCGCAAAGGCTTTATTCTCCTTGATCGGCTTCAACTGATCCAAGAATCCCTTCGGCACACCCGCCTCATCAAGTTCCATCTTCTCGATGTCGAACTTGAGAGCGAGTAAGTTCCTTGCTTCCGGGTCTCCTACACCGGCATTCATCAGGGCTTCCTTGAGTGCAAAGGTTTTCTTCGTCCTTAACTGACTTGCATCCGCCTCTTCCTTTGCAGCCTTGTTCGCCCTCTGAAGGTCTGTGATCTGAGTTTGTAGTGTCACATTCCCAGCCGCAGCATCCTTCAGCGTCTTCAGGTCGTTCTCATTCTTTGCTATCAATTCCTTCGCAGCCTTCAACGCTTCGTTCTTCTCGTTGAACTCACTCTTTGGCACATGCGTCGTTGCATCACCAAGAATGAGTTTTGTGCTGCCAAGTTTCGTAACGATCTGTTTGACTAATTCATCCGCGCTTGCACTGACCTTGCCGGCCAATTCCTCGCCCAAAATCTCCTTGAGTTCCATCTTCGTAGCTCCTTGTTAATTAGTGCCGCTCGGCCTGCTTTTTATTCTGGTGCTTCCAGTTGGCCGTCTTTCGTTTTATTCTCCCGAAATTCCAAAGGGAGTGGTTTTACAATTCCATCATCTCTAACAACATCGCTACCGTCTCCTCGTCACCATCGGAGGATACAAAACCATCCATTTTCATTTGCCCGGCAAGCTGTTCAAAGGTCATCCGTCCCCTGATCTCTGGGGTAAGAACCAAACCCTCAGCTTGAAACTCATTCCCGGCTTGCTCAAATACAACCTTGCCGACAATCTCAGGTATCCGCGCTCGTCTGCGGGCAACTCTTTTCAACATCTCTGAGGCTATCTTTTCACCAGACTCTGTGAAACCGGCGGTTGAGGCAAAAACCTCTGCGCCAACGGCCTCTATCTTCTCCCCTGACTCGGTCAATCCAGCTATTGAGCTGAATATCTCTGAGGCTATTGAGGCTACCTTTTCACCGCTTTCCGTGATTGCCGCAGTCGAAGAGAATACTTCACTCACCGTTGCTGCAATCGCCTCGCCTGACTCTGTAAGAGTTGCGGTTGAAGCAAATATCTCCTGACCTGTTGCGGCTATCGCTTCACCCGACTCAGTAAGACCAGCAGTCGAGGAGTAGATTTCCGCTCCAAGTCCTGCAATAGCCTCTCCCGACTCAGTCGATGCCCCCGTTGAAGCAAAGACTTCACTACCAATTACTGCTATCGCTTCCCCGGATTCAGTTAAAGCTGCTGTTGATGGGAAGACTTCCGAGGCCACACTTGCAACTGCTTCACCGCTTTCGGTGAACGGTGCTGAGGTTATAACAAATGTCAAAGAACCTTGTGCCGCTATTGCCTCACCGGATTCTGTAAAGGCTGCCGTGCCGGTGATGTCATCCCCCCCACCACGCAATACAGTCGGGTCGCTGAGCTTTATGTCATTCGGATTGGCTTCGCCCTGATATAGAAATATGTCGTTAGGAACTGGCATTGACTGTTATCGTGAGTCCGTTTATTGATCTTCCCGCTACGTCTGGTGAACCCACTAAATAAGCATCTGCCGAAGTCAAATCCCCGCCCGGTGGATTGAACGTATAGTTTCCACTTCCATCCGAAGTGGCCGAACCGAGATACCCGAATGGAGTTGCGGCCTGAAAGAAGTGGAGCGTGCAACTAGGAAGCGCAACTCCCGCAGAGTCTTTTGTTGTTCCTGAGATTGTATAAGTCTGCGCTGTAACTCTGAAAAATGCTCTGCGGCCTTTTCGCAATACTATCGGCCCAACATTATTCCTCAAAATCCCCGGCCTGTAAGTGGGGAAAATAAAGTTGGTGTCATTTACCGCCGCTTCAACAAAATTAAAGCGGGTAACGGCACGCCATTTTGTTCTAAGCGCCATAGGGCCGACATTGTGATGAGGGATATTGGCAATGGTTAATTCCTGGGCCATTTAGTTGTCCCCGTACACCCTTATCATTTCGCACTGGACAAGATTCGACGCGTTGGAAGTGCCACAGGTCGCCGACAAAAACAGATACTGCGTCACGGAATTATCCACCGTCACCGTGAAAGCGGTATTGGCTGCGGGGATGCTATACACGCCGCCGGTAGCCGCAAGAGCTGTTCCGCCTCTGACAAATCCCATCATATCTAAAGTCAATCCCGTTGCGCCTGCCACGAGACCCTTACACATGATGTCCATTTCAACTTCAAATGGAGCCAGAGTCACACCGGAGCCTGCCGTGATTGCCGCGCTTGCTACCGCAACGCCAGCCGCCGACCAAGTAGCGGCAGTCAGGAGCCGAACAGTGAACGTAAATGTTGGAGTCCCGGTTGTACCGAGCCTGCCAGTCCATTTCGCGTGTATATTTTTACTCAAAGAACTGAGATTATAGAAAAACCCTGCCGGGATAATAATGGGAGGAAGGGTTTTTTGAAGGCTGTCCTCTGTCGTGAAGGTAGCCAACTGTGTCCCAACCGTGTGGGAACCATACAATAACTCTACGCCGGTGCCTGTTAGAAAGCTCATTTTATTTCTCCTTTAGTTTGAAAATTATTATGCTCCCTGCATTGGACTTGTGCGAGTGTATGCCGAGCAACTCACGGTCGCATTAGTTACAATATCAACGGCATTCAAAACGATATTCGATGTCGCCGTTCCTACCTCACCGTCACACAAAACCGTTGTGTGATCGGACTGATAAATTCTGCACCACGTCGCGGTCTTGGTCGCTACCGCCGTTCCAGATACAATTGCATTAGCCGTTGCCACGCGAGCAACGGCAGCCGGAAATGCTGTCGCCGCAAAACGCAGGCTGACAATTAAAATCTGAGTAGTAATGGCAGTATCGGGCGTGGCTGGCTGACCTGTCCCGGTGCTGTCGTAAATATCAATCCAGCCCGAATCGAATAAAGCCTTTGTACTATCTAGCTTCGCATTGTCCAGCGTTAAGGATGTTCTTGTGTTGAGTGCCATACTTATTACCTTTCCATTGCAATCATGTCAATGAAACCAAGAATGCTCACCTTCGCCCCGACTTGTATGTCGGTTGAGTTCAAAGCTATCTTTGTTGTATCACCCAAGACCGTCACACCGTCAGAAGAAAGCACCCTACACCACGAGGCAAGCCCTGAGGCTACAGCCACACCCGGGGTGATCGGATTTGCAACTATGGCTCTATCGGAGGCGGCACTAAAGGCAGGGGAACCAAACCTGAGTTCAACCAAAAACCTCTGACCATCAAGAACCGTCTCTGGTGTGGCTGGCTGGGCCCCGGTGTAAATCCTGATATAGCCTGAATTAAAAAGGCTCGCTCCCGCGTTCAACTGTGTGTTCACCAATGTTATAGATGCTTTTGTCATTCTGAAAATCCGGTTATCTGACCCCTACCATCCCGTTCGATCTTCATGGGTTTTCGCTTTGGTTGCTGGATTGTCACTCCAGGCACTGGAACCGTTACATTCACTGCTGTCTGAGGAAGGTCAACCCTCACCTCTGGCGTGGTTACATTGACCACCGGGGCTTGGCCTGGGGCTACATTCACAACTGGAGGCCGCATGGCAGCAACCGATGTAATCAAGTTCTTTAGCGCATCCTTAGTTTCTGACAAGGATACCAAGAGCCTATCGTTCTGGATAGTCTCATGCTTTCGACGTCCCCGCTCTAAGCGTAAGGCGATTATGTCAAGCTCCATTCATCTCCGTATCCAATAGTTCCATTTGTAGTTTCAATTTCTCCTCATCCTTCAAACGCATCTCATTATCCTGCGCGTCAATCCTTGCCATCTCCTCATCCACGTCATCGACGTAGGGATGATTCTCTAAGATGGTCTGTTTAGAGAGCATGTCCTTACTGGCAATAAGCCCGTCGATCTTTTCCTTCTCATTGAATATCTGGCTCTTGTTCACGGTGAATATAATATCCTCTGAATAGTATTTCGTTCCCGTTGTTCTGTTCAACCACTCAACCACGAACCACACGAACCCACACAGCGACACCTTGAGCTTCCTGATAAGCCGGTTTGCCTTCAAGTCCAGCGAAGCGTAGAGGAACTTGAGCGAGATACCCGATGGATTGTTGCCAAACTTGTCATTGTCAACATCCACGCCCTCACCGAAGTAGAAGATTTCTCTGCGCGTGAGGTCCAGAAACTTATTCTTAGCCTCAAGCGGTATCTCGGCCTTCAATACACTGACAGCCCCCTCGGCCTCGACTGCGATGGCTTTGTTCAGTTTGAGATTTTGCATGAACAGAGCCAACTCTGAAAGGCCAGTCGATGTCTCACCCCGCAGTCCAGTAAAGCCCTTCAAAACGTATATCTGTTCTGCAAAGTCATCCAGGTCGTTGATCCACCCGGATTTTACTTTGTCGTAAGCATCCACCAGAGGCTTAATCGCTTGAAGGTCCGTATGCAACTGTGAGTTATTCCACAAAGCCACAAACGGCACACGCCCCCAGGAATTGGCACTCTTGACTGCCGGAGAGAGCGTGTTGAACGTCAGCCAATGTGGACATGGATTCAATTCATAATCCGGGTCGTGTACGAATTGACCTTCCTCTGTTTGAACCCAGTATTCTACTTCAGTCTTTGACCACCACTCGACCTTGTATCTCTGTTGAGTTTTCCCGTCTTGGCTAATGAGGTCGAAGACGTAGAATCGTATTACATAGATAAGCTCGTTCTGGTATTGTGTATCGTACACCGGGATGATCTGTTCCGAAGGAACGACCATGAACTTCAACCGTCCTTTACCGTCAACATAGAAGTGTGTCCATTCGATTGACTTATTGGAGGCACCTAACACCCAGTCATTCAGAAGGTCGTCAAAGCCCTCACCCAGTTGCTCAATCAATACGGTTTGGAACTCCTCGGCGGTAGATAACGACGCAGCCTCCGCTGATGTCGGGGCATTCTCATCGACCACATCGACCGAACCAACACTCACCACCACCGGATTGCCGACGATGTAGGATACCTTCTGATCAACAAGAATCTTATGGAAGGGATGAGGCACTTTGTTGTTGGCCTTCACCAAGTCTTCCTGCCGTGCCCCGTCCACGTAGTAGTAATTTCTATGGTCAAGGATATCATGTCTTGAGTTGTAGTAATTCACCCCTTGAGCCATCCGCTGCTTCAGTGGCGAGGCCATATCTGACTGTATTAGGTCTTTGATGCGCGAACTGTCAATCGTGGCCCGGTCGGCCATGATCTTCAGATTGATAAGCTCGGTTACTGTAAGGAATCCTGTTGTCATTCGAGTTCGTTTTCCACTACTTGAGCATCAACCCACCGCGAGGTCACGCCATACCTTGAATACCAATCACCCTTACCCATCGTAATGGCTACTGTGCCGTGAGAACCTTCATGGCGTGTGCAGAAAATCTGGACTGTATCAAATTGCCTCATCAGTTCGTCGATGTGCCTCTCTACCATTTCTTTATCCAATACTTGTGCATTGTTACGTTCATCGCTCATGCAACCCTCGATAATGGCCGGATCATTGACCGCTGCATCAGACGTTCCACCGCATAACGCATGGGGTCAATCAAGTGGTTGTAGCCGTCAATCGGTATGTTGATGGCCTTACCGTCCTTTGTATCCCACGCATAGTTATTGAGTTCAAGGATTGCATTCGTACATTTCGGGTGAACGATAATCTTGAACTGTTGCAAGAACTGAATACCATTCAGAATGCTGTCCTTACCTTTGCGAGCTGGTTTGATACGTGCAATGCCATACTTTTTAATCTCGTCGATTGACTTCGGTTCCGCAGAGTCTGCAATGATCTCCTCTTTGCCATAGCCCTTGTAACGGAGCATCTCTGCGATTTCATTGTTCAGCATGGCGCGTTGATAGTGTTCGTCCGTGAAGTAGATTTCTTTTTTTGTCTCATCAACAAGCAGTGCAACAAATCCCGTCGGATCGACTGAATATCCGAAATCAAGGCCAAATGCCGAAACAATACCTGGATGCTTGCGAACCTCGTTAATATCAAACTCCCGCTCCTCCCAGTTATCGAACACAAGCCCTTCAGCTACGCCCCACTCACCCAGTCCTTCGATCTTATAGCGGCGTGGGTTTTTCTCCTTCATATCCTCGAAGAAATGAATATCCGCGTCGTCAATGAATTCATTACACCGATAATCAGTCTTTAACGTGAACACCATCTCATCCGGATTGTCAAAGAATCGTTTCTTGATCCAGTGCTTCTCGTTCCAGGGATTCATCGTACCCGTTATCTGCTTAAACAATGGCTCCGGCAATGCACCCCGGATTGAACCATCCACCATATCAAAATCCTGCTCGTTCGAGACTTGAAAGAACTCCTCAAACCAACACCAACAAAGGAACCCATGCTCGACCGTGATCGACGTGATACTCATCGGATCATCAAGCCCACGAAAAAGAATCTTTTGACCCGTCGGTTTGTACACGATCTCAAGCGGTGAAAGCCTCGCATCCCACAAATGCTCTACTCCCAAATCCCGGATAGCCCACTTGAGCTGGGCATAGGTTGAATCCTTATGGTCCTTGTAAACCTTCCTGACAACCAGAGTATTGGAGTCCGGGTATTTCATCATGTTGAAAATGAACCAAAGGCTTGCCGTCGTTGACTTCTTTGATGCCCTACCACCGATTGATACTCTATACCGTTTTCTGGTCTTCCAGAACTCACGGTATCCCTTGCCAACAATAGGGCGCAAGTCAACGACTTTTTCATTCATCCAGCCGTTCCACAAACTTGACAGTCAGCGGGTTTTCAACATCACCTGCGATGGTTTGAATCGGCTTACCGAAACGATACTCAGCTAAGACTTTGATTGCCAGAGCATCGGGAGCTTTTGTATATGTACGTTCCTCACCTCGTTTGTCGGTTTCACTGACCCGAATTCCATCACCAAGCTCAAAGAGACGTTCAAACATCGTCCCCATGCCGCCATACTTCTTCCCTACTTTGTCAATGAGCGCGCGTACCTCTTCATGGCTTTTATTCCGCTTTCCTTTTCGTGAGCCGCCTATCTTTTTCTTCTCTGCTGTCATTGCACTCTTTCGCACTTTGCTTTTTGTGTCCTAAATAGGATGCACTCCACACGGCCCGACCTTGTGCCGGTAAGAAATACTCGTCAACCTATTTTCACCCACCTGAATAAATCTTGGCAGCCGTTTCATCGGTGCGTAGTTACCAAAATGACTTGCGTGAAGTTTGTGCTTCTTGGATCGCTTGCGCTCCTGTTTGAACAGCCTCGACCCCCTGCGGATAATCGAGCGTAACGATGGCTTGGGTGCAGCGACCGAACCCGATTGAACAATAGGGGTATACGCCGGTTCCTTCTTGCGCGTGAACTTGTTCCAGAGTGATTTGAAGATGTTCATGAGATTGCTAAAAAATTCAGACTGGCATATTCGCCGTGTAATTCTTTCGCCTTATCATCGCGGGCTTTTGCAGCCAATACTGGATTATTAAACGAACCGACATAAATAAGTTTTCCGTTAATCCTTACACCCGCAACCCAAACCCTGTTCCGCTTAGCCCACCACACGCCAATAAATCCACTTGTATTATTCTTTTGCTTTCTACCATTTCTCATATTTTGAGCATGTGATGCAATCCTGAGGTTAACCCGGCGATTATCAAGACCGTCCCCGTTAATATGGTCAACGTGACTACTTTCCTCAGGGTCAAGGATGTAACGATGCAATGATTGAACCCTATTACTC